CCCAATTTTGTCAGATTCAAGCACCTGAAGGCATAAGCTCCCATAAAGTCCTCTCCGGCAAATGTCAGGTTACTTACATTCGGGGCATCCAGCGAAGTCAAGCCAAAACACTCTCTCGCATAACTGGAAAGAAATCCCTCTCCGGCAGACGTGATCTTGGACGTATTCGGGATCGATAGAGACTGCAGCCTGCGGCAGTCCAGAGCATATGATCCCAGGAAGTAATCACCGACTTCTATGATGTTGGCAGTATCGGGGACAGGCAGGGAAGGCAGGGAGATACACTCCTGAGCATACGCTACCATAAAATAGCCCCCGACCTCTGTAACCTTTGAAACGTCAGGCACATCCAACACTACCAGATTAGGGCAGTTATAGGCGAAGAAGTAGAAGAAGTAATCGCCTATTTTGCCCCCTAAAACAGCCTTTTGTGAAAAGGTAACCCCTCTTAAATTGGAATTATTCCTAAAAGACGGGGTTGTGTAATTGTCCCCGTCTTTATCCCAGTTAAGCCCTACCTGCATTATGGTGTCACTTACGGGGATAATGGTCTTATCACCCTTGACAGTCAGCTCTTTCCATTTTGCACTATCGCCATAGCGGTAATAAACAGTGCCAGAAGCCGTTGCGAAGCTACCCCTGTGCAGGTAGACATGACAATCGCCTTTAGGTTCGGCAAATTTCAGGGTCACTATCAGATCATAACCCTGCAAGGGATTAATTTGCGCCATTATTATCAACTTCTCCCCTAGCTTGTTGCTCCTATGGTCGCCTCAACCTTAATATCCACGCTTGTGTCATTCGCCGGTTCTTCCGTAGATGCTACTCTTGCTCTGGCCCAGAAGATTGCATTTGTTGCACCGATTTTTGTTGAGAAATCCAGCGGGTCACCCCACGCCTCAGGCGTCCCTGCCTGTCCACTATTGTCAGGAGCAAGCTGCCACAACGTCACTCCTGCTGAATCTACAATACTGATCCTCGCATGGCGTGAAGAATCTTCAACGGTTTCATAACCGTTATCGCAACGCACGGCAAGTTTAATCCAGTTACCCTCCTGGTAGCCTGCGGCAGGGACTTTGATTGCCCCGGATTCGATAGGGTTTAGACCTGTGCCACTTGAAACAAGTGTGCCGTCTGTTCCGCCTGCGGTCGGGTTATTCTTATAAATCTTGATTTTGCTTTCAGCCATTTATAAACACTCCTTTTCTTGGATTTTCAAAACCTTAATCTTCGCCCAGGTTTCACCGGGCAAGTGGCCGATGTGCTTAATATCGTAGACTTTACTATCGTAAAGAAGCCGATATTCGACGGTATTCATAGCGTCTAGGAACGGGCCTTTTCGGCCCGCGTTATCCCCTTCTCTTGAAGCATCTCTATGATAAGCTTGTTTTGCGCGTAGACATCTTTCAGTGTAATTTCCCCGCCTTTTGCTTTCTCGTCCAAGGCTTTTAGTACAGCCTTCTGCTGCTCTATTTGAGTCTCAATTTCTGTTTTCTCTATCCTCAATACAGGCTTTTTACTCATTCACAACAACCTCCAGCAAGCCTTCGTCACATCTGTCTGCCTGGGCCTCAATCTTAAACGTGCCTGCAATCGGCGAAACAAAATCAAGTTCGCCTACGCCGTTTTCAAGTTGAAGCGTAACCGTATTGCCACGGGCCGCGATCCGGGCCTCCAGGGATTCATCAAGAGGATTACCTTCCCAGTCTAGCAGCCTCACCGTCAGGGTCAAGGGAGTGTTAATTGTTGTTGAAGTGTTTCCCTCAATCACAAGTTTCCGGGCAAAACAGTGATGGGTTCTGACCACGTGGACGAAGGGCTTGTATTTCCCCGCCTTCTCGTCAAAAACAACCAGCCCCGCGCTTTCAACCTCTTCTACCTGGTAAATAGCATCGCCAATCTGCTCAAGCATTAATTACAGCCCCCCTCTTAATCAAGTTGATAAACCGCGACTGCACATACATTTGAAACGCTAGAAGCACAGCCAACAATCCGCTGTACTCGCAAGGAAGTCTTGAATCTCATATTCAATGTCGGAAAGGTAAAGCCGGATGTTACACGGTCATAGCTGGAGGTCAATTGAAAAACTTGGTTTTCGGCAGGACTCCCGGCGGCAAATTTCTCCACACCATCAATAACAATTCTGAACCCTATTGTAACATTATCAGTATCATAGGCCCCGGCAGCCACCGATGTTAAATACCCTGACCCAGTGATATTAACCACATCCACCCAAGAATCCCGGACGGTATTAGTGCTTTTAGCTATATACGGTGTTTTATCCTTAAAAGCATCCTGCTTATTAACCACCCAGGCCAGCCGCGCCAGTGCGCCGCCGGTAGTGCTTGCAGAATCCTCACGTTGCCCAATTTGATACAACAGTCCCAGAAGTGGCGCTATTAATCCGCTTGCCACTAGCTCACCTCCCCTATTACGGGCATACCGCTTATCCAAGTTATTGTCAAGGTTTCACGTATACCACCAGCAGGACCGTCTGAGGGTGGAAGGTAGGTACAAATCCTTGCCGGTAGGCCGTCGGCATAATCAATCAGTCCTAGTTCGTTGGTGCCGTATTTATAATTGCGGACATTCCCCGTAAATACGCTATTGAAAAGCCTAAAATGCAGCGCATTTGCTGGTGTCCAGGCCCCGGAGGATGCAGACCGGCGATAACAAGGATAACCGGCATCTTGACTGGCTTCGCCAACCCAGTCAATTTTGTTTGTAGAGCTCCCCGCCCTGTTCACCCGAATCCAGTAGTATTCTAGGGACAACAATTCAGGGAGCGGGATACTGACATAAGCCCTCGTTTCAGGTATGAAATGCGCCGGTATCAGAATGCTGTATAGCAGCGTACCATCATTGCTACCGTTCGGATTAAAGTCATACCCGCGAAGTTCCACCGTAATGTCGGAACCCTGGCCATCACGGTCAAGCTCCAGCTCAATACGCGCCAAACCTGGCGTGATATTATAAAACCGCGTTATATAGGTATAGTCTGAAATGCGGTATTCAGTCACGCCACTACCTTCATTGCCGCCAGCCCATTGGCCATCATACCACACCATAAAGTCCTGCAACGATAACTGCGGGTTCATTGTTGCCTCGCTAAAGGGCGTCACACCATTTTTGAATGCGTGCAAAGCCATACCTACACCCCCTGCAACACAAACCGGCACTCGATGTTGAGTACCTGAGTCTGCGTTTTGTTAAAAGCCTGGTTTAACTGGTTGATTTTGATACCAGTACCGGCCCCGGCAGTTGCTTCGGCAAATACCGCAATCCACGAATGGGTGCCGTTTCCTTCACTAAGGCTCAAAGATGTCCTAAGGCGCAGGGTTGCACCTGATTGGATAATAGCCCCAACTGCTTTGCGGAATGCCTCTGTACTGCCGCTTCCCATCGCAATATAGGGAGAGGATATGTTTTTGATTAACGTTGCAAACATCTCCAGGCCGGCCGATGTCATCGTATTAAAAAACGGCCCCAGGACAGGGCCGTCATCATACTGGAAATACCATTCGCCTTTTACCGCTACCATTTACGTCACCCCAAGCATACAATTTCGCCGCAAATGGCATCCTCGTCGCCGCAGTACCATGGCTGGGTTCTGGGTTCTGCTATGAACGAATCTACCACCCTTACCTGGTCCTCGCCGCTTTCAAACTTTGTCTGATATTTTATTTCTACAGTCTGCTTGTTAATCTGGGCAGACACAAGGGCTTTCAATAAATCGGGAATCCCCAGGAGCCTGCCGCCATATTCAACATAATACGTCCAAATTGACGGTTTGCTCCAGGTTGGCGCGATTCTTACTCTTTGTACTAAAAATTCGCCACTAATGCCACGGTCTGGCAGGTCAATGGTAACGATTTGCCCCGGCCTCCACCCGTTTACCTCGGTTTCAAAACTGCCGCTTACAACGGGGTTTGCGTGTTCTCGAAGGTCGGCCAACCCCGCCGCTTCTGCTGCTTCGATGGTAATTAGAGATTCTTCCACTATTTTATGCTCATAAACACCATCGCCGCCCTGGATAGCGGCAATTCTCTGCTGGGATTCCATATTTTCTACCATCGTTATAACGTCCATGGGGTACTTAAAGGTAAAAGCAACGGTCGCCCCGGCCTGTGGTGTCGGAGTATGGCTTGAACACCGGATATATTTATCTCTTTGAGAATACATCCAGGCATATTGAGATTCATCGTCAACACCGACCAGACCGGGCTTCATTTGTGGACCTTCTGAAACTGATACCCAAGGTTCGTGTGGTTCAAATGGCAATACCCAGATTCTTTCCTTTCCGTCTGCAACAAACTCAAATATCTGCGGGTCTGACAGGAACTTGCCGCCAAGCACATATACCCTGTTCCGTAACCCCTGGGTGTTGATTTTGTGCCTTAAATCCCTGAAATACCCGCCTAGTCTTAAAACCATCGGCGCTGGCTGAACATAGGTGTTTATATCAAAGAAATGCAAGTCTTTGTAATAATCAACAAACCAATGCCAGCCAACGTAGTCACATAACTGCCTAAAACATTCACTTACCGGGATGTAATCGAACCTGATATACTCGATAACCGGGGCATCGCTCTGCACCCCGTTCACCGTGAAACCAGGGCAGTAAAGGTTGGCAATATCCCGGAAAATAAAATCGGCTGATTGGTTTTCGTAGGTTTCCACAACCAGCCTCCTGTCCAGCATAACCGTGTAATCATCACACTCAACGCCCCATATTTTCAGGTCTTTGTCTATCAGTTCAGATTTTACAACGATTCCAGCGAATAACCTGGGGTCGCCAACTATTTCATCGTCTTCGATTATTACTTCTTCGCCTTCGACTGGGCGCTGGCCTGCTACATGAAAAGAACAGGTGTCAATCTCGTATGTTAACGCCTGTTCTATGACCAATTCGTCATTTGCCGGCGGCCAGCGGTTAACACCGCCGATTATTAACCTCCTAGCCACGGAAAATCCTCACCCCTAGCCTATGCAATTCCCGCAAAAGGCTTTCGGCCATATCCCTGCCACTACTGCCGCCTTGCACGGTTATATAAAAAGTGTTGCCGCCATAGTTGTTTGTTGTACCAGCAACCCCAGCCATGGGTATTGCTCCCGCCATCGCCACGTTTCTAAAGTTAATGCTTTGGATTTTCCTTGCATGGTCTTGGAATGCGGCATATATTTCAGCAAGTCCGGCCTTTACCCTGTCTACCAGCGAAGGTGAAAACCGCACCCTTGGGTCAAGCCCACCGACAATCATTCGGGCTTCTTCAATTACCATGCGCAAACGGTCAAACTGCCCCACTATTCCACCGATAAAGTTTGACATAAGCTCTACGCCGTAGATTGTCCCGGCCTTCGCTATGTCCTGGAACTTCTTTTCAATGCTTTCCATTTCTTTTTCAGCGTTTGCCCGAATCTCGGCATTTTTCCTTTCCCATTCGGCCCGGTATGCTTCCAGTTGTTTTTCGGCTGCTATGCGGATTTCGATTAACTTCTGCTCCATCTGCTCCCGTTGCTGCTCCAGTTGGGAAACCGCTTCAGCCCTTGCTTCTTGGTTCTTCCTTCGCCACAATTCTACATATTCTGCAAGTTCTTCATCAGTCAAGGTATTTAATGCCGCTATCTCGGCTCCAGCCTTCGGCCCCATGGCCCTTAATTCAGCAATCAGGCCCTCGTCTACGCCACGGGCAGCCAAAGCCTGGATGTTTTCCTGCCATCTCTCGAACGCTTCAACCTGTCCCCGCAGGTTTTCCAGTAGTTGAGCACCGGAAACGTCCCGCCATACAAACTGGTCGAACAAGCCGACAAAGTTAGTCAATGCCCTTGTCCGCTCGTCCAGTAATCTGGTGTATTCTTCGGTGGTGCGAAGTTCTTCTTCGCGCAGCCTTTGGTTTACTTCGGTAACCTTGCGCTGGTACTCGTCCAGTGCAGAAGCCAGGTCGTCCCTGTACTTTTTCTCCACCTTGTCAATTTGTTCTATAAGGATTTGGAATTCCTGGGCATGGTCGCGCAGGGCTTGCCTGGTATCGTACAGCTGCTTTTCCAGGTCCGAAAGGGCCTTTTGCTCTTCCAAAAGCCGGAGTTTGAGCCTTTCGGCTTCTTCTGAATTCTCGCCCTTCTCGACCCTCATCTGCTCATAGGCTGCATTAACCTCGTCAATAATCTGTTTTTGAATACTTATCTGGTTGTTTAAAGAAGCTATCTCGTTTTTTAACTGGTCCGCTTCAGTTCCGGCCATGCTCAACTGGTTGCCGACAATATAAAAGCTGGCCCTCACCTGCTCAAGTTTTGTCTTTAAGCTGTCGGTTACCCGCTCCCAGGAATTAAGCGCCGAAGTTGTGTTTCTGATTTCAGCATCCAGCTTTTCAAGCTCGATTTGGGCCATCTGCAATTCATACGAATACTGCTTCGTGGTTTCGCTGCTTTCGCCCAGCTTTTCCTTAGCCATGTCGTAGGCAGCGGTTAATACCTCGATTTTTTGTGCAAGGTTTTCCTTTTCGGCTGCCAACTGCTTCAATTCGATGTTCAACCTGGCCGATTCGGAGGCGTTATCCCCAAGATGCAGGTTTTCAAGCTCCAATCTAGCCAATGTCAGCGATAAGGTATTGGATAAGTCCGTAAGCATGGCCCTTGTCGCATCTGTAATTGCACGGATGAGTCTTTCTGCCTGTTCTGCAACTTCGTCCCTGCCTTCCCGCATCCCAGCAGCAAGGCCCTCTGCTACATTGCGGCCAAACTCGGCCATAACCCTTGAGGGAGAGCTAATGCCCAGAACAGACTTGATTTTGTTCTTGATGGTTTCGGCCAGTTCTCCAACAACCTGTTGAACTGCCGTTACTTTTCCCCTGATGCCGTTTATAAGGCCCTGAATAATCTCACGGCCCCACTGAAGCGCTTCTCTTATAATGGGCTGAACGGTATTTCTAATACCCGCCCATAACTCACCAAGCCTTGCAAAAAGGTTTTTGGCGCTCATGGAAAGGCCCAGCCAAAGGTTGTCGATGAAGTTACCTGCTATGGTTTTGGCTTCTTTTATCAGCGCTCCAACCCTGGTGCCGATTCCCTTTCCAAGCTCGTCCATAAATTCAAGGCCGCGCAGGTAAAAGGTTTCCCCGACGTCCTTGATTTTTTTAACGGCATCCACTATTGATTGCCTGAGTACCGGGGCTATCTTGGAACCATTGGTGCCGATACCTTTTAAAAAGCTGTCAATAAATGTCGAACTGTAATCACCCAAAAACTTTTTGCCGGTTTCTATAACCCTTGAAAAGCCGCCCTTGATTTTAGGCCAAACGAAGTCAAATATTTCCCTAGCCCCTGGGATTTTCAGCAGTTTGCCTACCGGTACTACAATCAATATGGCTTCTAATGCCGCTCCCCAGTTTTCTTTCCACCAGCCGGGGTCGAAGATTGCATCTTTAACCCCTATGATGAATTCAAGTGCATGGGCCAAAAAAGACGCCCCTGCTTTCTTCCAGTCAACTCTGTCAAGGGCGCTTTGTATCAACCCGCCTATTTGCTCCAAGCCTGCAAGGATGCCCTCACCTATTTGGACGCCAAGCTCCCTGTAGTTGCCTTCTTTGAGGTTTTGCACCATGTCACCAAAGATTGTTTTCAGCCCTTCGACCTTAGAACCAATATCGTCAAAATACTGTCCAATATTAGCACTTTGCAGGTAGTTTCCTAGCTCCTGCAAGGAACTAGTGATTTCTTTTATGATGTCGATGGCAGGTTCAAGCAAAGGCGCTCCGGCAGTTGCCAGGAAGTCCACCCACGCTTGTTTAAGGTTGCCCAGCTGGTTGGAAAACTGGTCAGCCTCCCTTGCGGCCTGGCCAGTTGCTCCGGCTGCTTCCTGCATGGCCTTGGCATATTCCAGCCTGGCTAACTGCTTCTGGGCTTCACCAGCATTTTTCCAACTGATACCCAGTTTTTCTGCAGCAAAAGCTGCTATCTGGGTTTCGTTGCCGAATAGGCCTATAGCTTCACCACCCTCGTAGTTGCCTTTGAGGAATGAATTTAAGGCTGCATTTGCATCCTCATAGGACTTGTCATAAAATGCTGCAGCATCAGCGGCTAGGGTCACTGCATCCTTGGCCATGTTCATGGCTTCCTCGGTATCATAGCCCAGGCCCTTAAACATTGAGGTCATAGTAGAGAATGGAGCTTGAAGCCTGCTAGGGAGCATACCAAAGGTTTCGCCCATTTCATCTACCATTTTCCTGGCTTCAGCCTCGACCTCGCCAAAAACCTGTTCAAACTGCGCATTGAGGGCCTGCACATCAGCTGCGGCAAAAACGGCTTTTGTGCCCATTGCCACCAAAGCGGCTCCAACGGCAGCCGATGCTTTTATTGCTACTCCTCTTATTTTTTCAAAATTCTTTTCGATGTTTGATTTTGCCTGGTCAAGACCTTTTTTTAAAGTAGCCTGATCTACGCTTACTTTTACCCAAAGGTCTGCAAGCTGCATCCTTCTCACACCCTTGCAGGAGTATGGTTGGTTAACTTAAAATTAATCTTGAAAATAACGTTAAAGGAGGGTGACAGGTGTATTACTGCAATAGTTGTAAGCAGAACGTAGAACCGAAAAAATCTTTGAAGGCCGGGTTCTACGTCCTGTGGCTAGCTGTGGTGGTCATTATGAGGTCTTTGCTTAAATTCGACCTGCTTATCGCACTTATCACGGCGTTTGTCATTTCAGTTATCTTTGCCGGGGCATTTGTTCGCCGGAATTGCCCTATCTGCGGCTGTCCGGTTAACAAAGTGCAAGCAGAAAAGCCTACCAACTCATAATGCGCCTGATTTTTTCTTTGTTATCATCGGTTGTTGTGCTTTCTTTGCCGTCCTTACTGTTAACCAGTACAAAAACCGAATTGGGGCTTAAACCCTGCAACAAAACAAAAAACCTTCTCCAGCTCATTTCCGGCAGGAGTTTCACTAGGTCTATGCCATATTCGCGCTGAAAGTCGGCTTCTATATAGGCCCAGTTGTCAATTATGTCTATGGTTGCCCCTTTTTGTTCGGGGCCTTTGGGTTTCCCGAACCGTACTGTTCCATAGCCCAGCTAAGAAGGTCTGTCAATTGATTCAGGGTCAGCCCCTTCTCGCACCATTCCTCGATTTTTTCTTTGCCGAATATCGAAGTCGCCAGCTCAAACAGTTCAGAAGCGGGTAAATCGTCTTTCCCGTATTTTTTTTGCATTCGTGCCATCCTAAGAACCATAATTGCCGGCAAAGAAGGCGGCAAATACTCCATTTTACCAAAGACCTTGAAAGGAATCTTTTCATTGTTCTGCTCTGCCCAAAAAGCATCAAAGTCCTTTACGCTGGACACTCATTTCTCCCCCTCATAATAAAATGAGGCGGGTTTCCCGCCTCTTATACTGCGCTTATTTCTTTCGCTTTTTCGTTGAATACAACGTCCTTAACCTTGCCGTCTTTTATAGTGGGGATTGCTTTGCCGCTTGCAGTAATGGTAGCGTATTCCTCGCCCTGGA